TGGTGGTAATGTTCTAGCAAGCCAAATCACTGGCGGCGTTAGCTTAACAGGCGTTGATTCAAGTGCTTTAGAAAATCTCGAAAAGAGCTTCTACTCCTTGAACAACAGCTTCTCAAGCGTAACTGCATCACTAAATGCTAAAAATGCTGCTGTTGCAGGAGTAGATGTACAAGTTGTTACAAATGTTACTTGGGCCGATGTTGGTGCAACAACTGCTCTAGGTACAGCCTTAACTGGTACAAATGATGCAGCGTACATTAAGTACGATCCAGATGTTGTTACATCAACTGCAACATACCAACCAGTAAGAATTACATTTGATGCAACAGACTGGGCTAAGTTTGATAGAAACAATCTAATTGCTCTTAACTTGGTAAGTGGTTCATTAATTTCTGGTTCTCTAGTAAGAAGACTTACAAAACTATCCAGCGTAGCAAATTCCGTTGATGCAGTTCTTCGTCTAGAAGGCACAACTGCTTCAACAATCGCCGGAACCGCTGTATCTAACGCAGTTAAGTTTGCAATTCGTGATACAATTGGTGCTGCTCCTGCTGTTGGTGCTGTAGCTGCTGACCTATTCGGTCTCGAAGGCGCGGGTTCTGGTTCTTCACTAGTTGGAGAAACTGGTTCTAACTATACTATCCCAGAGATTGATATTAAAGTTGACAGCATCGCTGTAACAGCTCAAACAAAGAAACTCAAGGCCAAGTGGTCGCCAGAATTAGGTCAAGACCTAAATGCTTACCACAACCTTGACGCCGAAGTCGAGCTAACCAGCATTCTCTCCGAGCACGTTGCTCTTGAAATCGATCAAGAAATTCTCAACGATCTCGTTAAGGGTGCAACAGCGGGCACCAAGTACTGGAGCCGTAGACCAGGTAAGTTCGTTAATCGTGATACAGGTGCAGCGATTACTTCAGTAGGCGCTCCTCCAGACTTCACAGGCAACGTCTCAATGTGGTATGAGACCCTCGTTGAAACAATCAACGACGTTTCAGCTCAAATCCACAGAAAGACCTTACGTGGTGGTGCAAACTTCCTCGTAACTTCACCAGAAGTTGCTAACCTCCTAGAGTTCACCTCTGGTTTCCGCGCTGATGTCAGCATGGAAGATCTAAAGGGTGGTTCAGTTGGCGCAGTCAAGGCTGGTAGCTTGAGCAAGAAGTGGGATCTCTATGTAGATCCTTACTTCCCACGCAACCTAGTCCTAGTTGGTCGTAGAGGCAAGGCATTCCTCGAAAGTGGTTATGTCTACGCCCCATATGTCCCGCTAATGATTACACCAACAATCTTCGGTACAGAAGACTTTGTACCAAGAAAGGGTCTAATGACTCGCTATGCCAAGAAGATGGTTCGTCCAGACATGTTTGGTCTAGTAGTTATTCAAGATCTAATTGGCTAAGAAATTAGTCTAAATTAGCAAGAAGGAGGGCAGGTAGCAATATCTGCCCTCCTTTGTTTTTTAAGAAGATACTAGAGCTTGCAGACTTTTTATTTTTTAAATACTATATATTATAGCATCAAATGGAGGATTGCTAATGAGAAGAACAGTTCGGACATTTTAAAGTTGGCGACGTTTTAACGAAGGTTGATCGAGAGTACGACGATGAATCCGAGGTAAAAGTCGTACAGGTTATATCATATCAAGGAAAAACTTATGGTTATGGTCTTTTAGAACACGGTAAAAACTTTAGCATTTTCGTTCTAGAAGAAAGAGCCGACAGTACTGCGTCACATGATTTGAAAAAATAATCATATCTTATATAGCAGTAGTTATTGGTTAAGCGCCGTTAACAGAACCATTGTCAAGATTTAGCTTTGCTAAAGATTGGCTTACCACTTAATCATGCGTTTACAATTTTTGTAAGCGATACCAGCACCCTCTATCCGCGAAAGCGAATATCATAGTTTTGAGAGGGTCTCCGGCATCATGCTGTAAAATACAGAGAAGCGCTAAATACCACTATGGGTTGCGTGCTGGAAGTTAGGTGGTAGCTAAATCTTGACAATGGTTTTTGAAGGATGGCTAATGAAGAAGTTTGTTTTATCGTTGTTTTTAACTTACTTATTTTTATTTATTTACAGCGATAGCTTTCAATTAAAAGATTTCTGGTTAAGTCCAGTATATCAAAAAGGCTCAATAGGACACAATATTTGGTCTTGCCTTCATAGATAAAAGACAATTAATAATATTTATATACTATTAATTAATGAACCATTAAAGTATAGGAGAAATAAAATGGTAGAAAAAAATAACAATCTAAAGAAATTAAGAAAATATTGAATGAAAGCGAAGATAACTTTCCAAAGTCTGGACAAAAATTTAGAAATAACGAAAAATGGGTATCGAGATTATATCACGGCAAAAGAGGTATGGAACCGACATATTCAACTTATGAGATTGTAAGTATTGAAGGCGGCGTTGTAAATTTAAAGGGTCAAACAGGAATGAAAGAAATGACAATGAAAGAATTTACAAGCTTAATGAATTCTCAATCAGACTATGCTAAACTAATACTCATAGATGATGATGAATATGAAAGTGAAAATAGAAAGATTGAGTACGACCCATATTAACCTTGGTTAGTAATATATTTCTTCAATCATCCAAGCCCTAAATGTTTTCATATTTAGGGCTTTGGTATTTTTGAAACTACTTACAGTAATGTTCATTATTTTTAAGCTGAGTTTTTGGATCAGCTTATTGGTTGTTTGCCGACCTCAAGATCCAAAAATAAGCAACAAAATAATCGATTCTGTTGAGTACAAGGAATCTAAAGGCAATATATTAGTTAGAAGTAATGGCTACTGTACCGGGTTAATGCAAATAGATTATCGCTATTCTCCGGTTTCTAGACCATTTTTAAAAATTCCTTATTTGAATAGAATTGTTGGCGTAAGAGTCATTCGCAAGTTTAAGCGAAGATCAGGGTCCATTAATACGGCTTTATCTGCATATAATTGTGGTAATGCCGGTTTAAGAGGATTGTGCGGAGTAAAATATTCAAAATCAGTAATGAGTTTAAAAATAGAACATAATAGAAAGTTTATACCAGAATGTTCTATACTAGGTAATGTAATAAATTACTATTTAGATAATAAGAACTATTTAGTTAAGTGGAGATATAATCTATGGCATTACCAGTTCTTACCCCTGCTTCAACGACAACAACAGTAAGGCTATCTGCCTCTGCTACGGCAGCAGAGGCTTCCGTCGTATCTAATTACCCATTCAGCATATATACAACAGATCAATATTTTTTAACAGGAGCTGCGGAACAAGTTGCCTTCGTTTATAAAATGTTAGGCGGGGATGTACTAGATATTGAATTAACAAATCAAAATGTCTTCTCAGCTTATCAAGCTGCTTGTATGGAATATTCTTATCTTGTAAACATTCATCAAGCAAAGAATTCGTTGCCAAATATGCTGGGCAATACCACTGGCACTTTTGACCATCGTGGAAATTTATTAACTGGTCCAACTGGAAGTAATGTATCTTTAAAGTTTCCAAGATTTCAAACACAATTACCAAGAAATGTTGCAAAAGGATTTGCAACTTCAATTGGATTGGGTGGAGATGTGGCGGTTTATTCGGCATCAATTAATTTATCTTCAAGTGTTCAGGATTATGATTTGCAGGCAGCAGCAGATTCTACACTAATTGACTTAGGAAAGTCAAATCTTGTTGGCAAGAGAGCCGTTATAACAAAAGTATATTACGTAACTCCAAGAGCCATGTGGAGATTCTTTGCTTATTACGGCGGTATTAATGTAATTGGTAATATGACAACTTATGGTATGTATACTGACGATTCTACATTTGAGGTTGTTCCATCTTGGCAGAATAAACTTCAAGCTATGATGTATGAAGATTCTTTATATACAAGAGTATCACACCACTCATATGAAGTAATCGATAATAAATTAAGATTATATCCAATTCCATCTGCCACTGATGTAACAAAACTTTGGTTTAGATTTTATATCGTACCTGATGCTTGGGAAGCTGGAACAAGTAATGATGGAATAGCTGGAATAAATAACATTAATACTCTTCCATTCGAAAACATTCCTTATCAAAATATAAATTCTATAGGAAAACAATGGATTCGTAGATATGCTCTTGCTTTATCAAAAGAAATTCTTGGACAAATTCGAGGTAAATTTGGCGGAGCAATTCCTTCTCCCGGAATAACGCTTACTTTAAATTCCTCAGCTTTATTAAGCGAGGCAGATAAAGAAAAAATAGCATTAAGAGAAGAATTAGTTAAAGTCTTAGATGAATTAACTTATGCAAAGATTACAGAAACTCAAGCTGGAATAGCAAAGAATGCTGCCGAAACAATGAAATATGCGCCATTGCCAATATATGTTGGTTAATAAGGATAAATTAAATGGCAAGAAAGAATCAATTTAAACAACCAGCTGCTCCTCCTCCGCCGATGTTTATTAATCAACCTGAAAGAGACTTTAATAAGCAAATAGTTTCAGAGGTTGCAGAAAGAGTAAGCGGACAGCCAATACTATATTATCCTTTAGACGTTGATAGCACAGAGTATCATCCTTTATATGGTGAAGCAATAGTTAAAACATTTTTACCACCAGTTAGAGTATATGCTTTCATAGAATTTACTGGAAAATATATAGAAACCAAAGTTGATAAGTTTGGTCTTGAAAAAGATACAACAATGGTCGTTCACTTTCATAAGAGAAGATTAACTGAAGATCAAGATCTTTATGTCAGGGAAGGCGATTTTATACTGCATAATAATATACATTATGAGATAGTTAAGTTATCAGAACCTGCTTCTCCTTATGGTCAAACAGAAAACAGGGTAGAGATTACAGCAAATTGTATTAAGAGCCGCAGAGGCTTATTTAATGCACATTAAAGGTATATAAATGGATACATCATATAAACAACAGAACAATCCAACGCCTGTCTCAACTTTTGAGACGATTGATATGGCATTATATACTTGGCTTAATGAAACTCTTGATATTCATACTTTAACAAATGACGGGATTAAAAAGGTTCCAGTAACTTGGTTTTCAAGAGAGAGAGCGTTTCAAATTAAAGACAACAAAGAAGAAAGAGATGATAATGGATTTTTAGATTTTCCAAAAATTCAATTACAAAGAACGAGTGTATCTCTAACTTCTGCCAATGAAAGACCAATGCCTGGACTATTCCTTGGCAGCAAGGACTACAAGAATAATCAATTTGGATTCTGGACAAAAATAAATCAAGGAAAAACAAAAAATTTTGCAAATACCTATTCAAACAAAAGATTTAAGCAAAAGAATTTTAAATTTAACAATGGAGAAATTGTAAACGAATATGTTTTTACTCCTTATCCTTCTTACTACGATGTTAAATATGATATTTCTATAAGAGCATTATATATGCAACAGATAAACGATATAATTGCTCCGTTCCAAAGATCAATTGTTCCATACAATACAGGAGTTTTTACCATAAAATATAACGGATTCAAATACGAAGTATTTATGGATAAGGATGTAGCATTTACAACTAACTCCCCAGAAATTGCAGAGAATGAAAAAATATATGAATCGAAGATATCAATAAAGGTTTTAGGATTTACAACAACTTCTCAAACAACTCAAACAACCCCTAACATAGTTAAAAGAGAAGGCCCGGCAAAAATTAGAATACAAAGAGAAAGAGTTATTGCTGGAGACATAAATGATTTAGGCGATTCAGATACTCCTTTTAGAGAATGATTTTGAAATAATTAAAACTATTTATTAAGAGCTATAGTAGGAGAACCATTAATGTCAGTAAAGAAATTTAAATTTGTTTCACCTGGAGTTTTCTTAAAAGAAATTGACCAATCGCAGATTCCGAGAGCAGTTGCACCAATAGGACCAACAATCGTTGGTCGTTCAAAAAGAGGTCCAGCTTTAATTCCAACAAAAGTAAGCTCTTATTCAGAATTTGTTGAATTATTTGGCGAACCAGTTCCAGGTGGCGGTGCATCTTCGGACGGCTGGAGAGAGGGAAACAATGCCGCTCCTACATACGGAGCGTATGCCGCACAAGCTTGGTTGGCAAATAGTGAAACAGTTAATTTCGTAAGATTACTTGGCGTAGATGATGGTGCTCAGGCAGTTGGATCAACCAACAACGCTGGTAAATCTGGCTGGATGATTAATGCTCCAGATACTTCAACTCAAAATGGAGCTTATGGCTTATTTGTATTTCCTAGCGCTTCTAGCACAGCTACAAGCTTATCTGGCACATTGGCTGCTATTTGGTATTGCTCCGGTTCTGTCCCGATTCTTTCTGGAAATCTAGCTGGCAGCACAGCATTAGCAACCCAATCAAACGGCGTATTACTTCAAGCTGAATCGGGTAAGTATACTGTTTATGTATCTGGAGCAACTGGTTTAAAAGATACAGATAAAAAATTTCAATTCTCTTTTGATCAAAGTTCTGGAAACTTTATTAGAAAAGTTTTCAATACAAATCCAAGAAATGTTGATAAATCAGATGCTGGTCCAACAAAAAAATATGGTTTGTGGCTAGGAGAATCATTTGAAAATCAAATTTATTCAAATGCAGAGTCATTTGGTTCAGACGGAACGGCGAGTACATCTACAAATGTAAGCACAAATGTTTATGCCGCAATTCTTCCTTTACAGACCTATAATGATTTTCTTGGAACAAATCCTGAGACTCATGCAGCAAGAACTGGCTGGTTTTTTAGACAATCTAAATTACAAGGGCCAGGAAGCAACGATACAAACTATTCTCCACAAGCACAGGATAAATTATTTAGATTTATCGCTCTTGATGGCGGAGATTGGACAAGAAACAATCTAAAAGTTGAGATAACAAACATTAAACCACCGCTAAATGATTTAGTCAAGTTTGGTACTTTTGACGTTGTAATAAGAGACATACGAGATGTTGATAATAACAGAAAGCCTCTGGAATCATTCACGAGCTGTAATTTAGATCCTAATTCTTCAGACTTCATCGCAAGAAAGATTGGCGATGTTTATTATACTTATGACTCTTCAAAGCAAAGATTAATAAGACAAAAAAATAACGAAAATAAGTCAAGATACATTAGAGTTGAAATGAATTCTTCATTTGATCCTTCACAGTCTGACCAACTTCCATTTGGTGTATTTGGCCCACTTAAACCAAAAACACAAACTAAATCTTGGGCTGATTTTGTTACTGGGTCGTCTAGTTATGGATTCGTTAAAAGAGCTCTTGATGGCTTTGGTTTTATAAGCCCATCAGGCTCCGCAACAGGATCACTATCTGCTCTTGCTTCGGTAAAACTATCTTTCCCAGAAACTCTTACAAGAGTTAGCTCATCTGAAGATGGATTATCAAATTATAAGTTAGCTTCATTCGGATTTAAATCAACAAAAACAACAGGATCATTTGTATATAATGATGCAGTTGGCGATTTATTAAGAATGCCAGGTGGTTCTACAGAAAGAGCAGAATTTGTTCTAGGCGAAGCCAGCACCGCAACTGAATATTCTTGGTATTTTACGCTAGATGAAGTTGTAAAAACAGGATCTTCAGGAAGTGTTAATTATGCTTACGTTTCTGGCTCTAAGGCTTTAAATACATCATATACAGCTCTAACCGGAACATACTTAACTCTTCTAAATTCAGAAAAGCTTAATTCTTTCTGCTCTCCGTTCCAAGGAGGAACTGATGGGTTTAACGTTTTCGAGAAAGAACCTTTAAGAAATAAAGCTATTTCAGTTGGATCAAATGCCCAAACATCTTATATCTACAACACATATAAGAGAGCAATTGATAGCGTTAAAGATCCAGAAGTTATTGAAACAAATATAATTTCTGTTCCGGGATTAGTACACGAACCACTTACTCTGTATTTACTACAGGCTGCCGAAGAAAGAGGCGACTGCTTGGCAGTAATCGATCTTTCCGCTGGAGGAGATAATCAACCGTCTTATGTTCCAGAAACAGAATTAGTTTCTGGTATTACATCAGATTCAGATAGAATCAAGTCTCCAGAACTAACAGTAGATGAGATTAAGGGAAGAAACCTTAACTCAAGCTATGGCGCTGCTTACTATCCTTGGGTTCAAATCTCTGATGATACAACTGGACAAATTGTAAATGTTCCACCATCAGTAGTTGCAATCGGTGCGATGTCTTATACAGACAATGTTCAAGCACCTTGGTTCGCTCCTGCCGGATTTAACAGAGGCGGCTTATCGCTAGGAAATTCAGGTCTAACAGTTGTAAATTCGGTTTACAGATTAAGCGCAGATGAAAGAGATCTTTTATATGATGCAAATATTAACCCAATAGCTTCATTCCCATCGGAAGGACTAGTTATCTTCGGACAAAAGACTCTACAAGCAACAAAGAGTGCTTTAGATCGTATCAATGTTAGAAGATTATTAATCTTCGTTAAGAGAGGAATTTCTTTAATTGCTAAAGATATTCTATTCGAGCCAAACGTTGAAGCAACTTGGAACACGTTCGTTCGTAGAGCTGATCCATTCTTAGCAGATGTTAAAGCAAGATTTGGCGTAACTGACTTTAGAATCGTTCTAGATTCTACCACAACAACTCCTGACTTGGTTGATCAAAACATCATGTATGCCAAGATCTTTATCAAGCCAGCTAGAGCAATTGAATACATTGCTGTTGACTTCTTTATCACAAATACAGGCGCATCATTCGCAGATTAATAGGAGATTAATTTATGGCTAAACAAGCACCAACTAAACCAATTTGGGCAGCAGATGCTGCTGGTTTAGATCCAAAGAGAGAACATAGGTTCTTATTGACACTTGCAGATGTTCCTGTTTATTTTGTTAAAACTTCTGGAACTCCTAACCTGACAATAAGCAACTCTACTAAGCATCAATTTCTTGGACATACATTTAAATTTCCAGGAACTGCTACTTGGAATGATTCAATTGATGTAACAATTGTAGATACAATAGATTATAATATGTCTCAAAAATTTCTTGAGATTATTAGAAAAGCTGGTTATGTTTATCCAAGCAATTTCTCCGAAGATTCAAACAATCCAGAATTTTTTAGAAAGACAATTTCAAAAACTAAATTTGGATTATTAAAGCAAGTATTCTTGGACAGAATTGATGCAGATGGCATTATGTATGAACGTTGGGTACTGAATAATTGCTTTGTCAATAAAGTTAATTTTGGAGACCACGGATACGACAAAGAAGGAATTATCGGCTTATCCGTAGGAATCACTTTTGACTGGGCAGAATTAAGAGACAGTACGGGAGCAATTCCGGCGTTCCCAAAGTAGGATAAATGGCTGGTGGAGTATTTGGAAAAGATCATTTAACCAATGGTTATCAAGCTTCTTTATCTGATAGATTTATATTAGATATTGAAGGAGTTGACATTGCGCTTATTGACGGAGTTACAAGACCAGGCTACACTATCGAAACAGAGCAATTTCAGTTATTAGAATTTCAATTTAATTTCCCAAAAACTGTAAAATTTGATAATACAATTTCATTCAACATAATTGAATTGCTTGATCCTGATATTGAGTTAACCACAATGCAGAATATAATGTCAAGGCTTATTGATGATAGTATTTATGTTACCCCAACTAATTTAAGAGACCCAAAGAATCCATTCATAGGGCAGCCTAAATCTGTTGAAGGCTTTGGTATTCTTAATCAAGGTACTACTTCAACTACTTTTAATCTTTCAAAAAAATCATTAACAGATGCTGTAAGCATAAATACTAAATCTTTTATAACAATTCACACATTAGATTCAGAAGGTAGAAAATATGACAGCATTAGATTGATAGGACCAATGATAACAAAAGTAAAACCAAGCAGCTTAAAATATGGTTCTTCTGACTTAAATAAAGTAGAAGTTACTATAACATTTGATTATGCAGATTTTGGAAGAGAAGATGTATATAATGTAGGTGGCGTATATGACAAATTCAAATCAAGATTTCCTAAGCTTTCAAATTTACTGAATGTTAAAGTTAACAAACGCATAAACAATATTTAAAAATAAGAGGTCAATATGAAAAATGTAGAAAAATTTGGACTTCCTCAGGAAGTTCAGCGAAATGTTTTTTCAACTTATCAGGTTCCAACTGAAATAGTTGATTTACCATCGTGTGGAAAGTTATATCCTCAAGATCATCCATTAAAAGATGTATCAAGTATTGAGATTAAATATATGACAACGAGAGAGGAAGACATTCTTGTCTCTCCGTCATTAAATGAGAAAGGAATTGCTATAGATAGAGTATTAGAAAGTCTTGTTGTCAGTCATAAGATAAATGGAGCTTCATTAATTCCAGGAGATAAAACAGCAATATTAATTGCTGCAAGGAAAAGTGCTTATGGAAGTGAGTATACATTTAAAAGTATATGTCCAGTTTGCTCAACTATAAATGAGATTGAATCATCAATTGATGATGTTAAAGTTAAAGACCTTAAGGAAGATGATAATAGTTTCTACAGAGATGGAAATATAGTAATTGTCCTTCCAAAAACAGAAGAAGTGGTTGAAATGAAAATTTTAACCTCAGAAGATGAAAAAAGTATTGAAGAAACAATATCAAGAAAAATAAAAAATAATTTACCAGCAGAAGAATTATTAACCAGATATCGTAAAATGATTATTTCTGTTAATAGTTCTTATGAAACTCAAGATATAATTCATTTCATAAATAATCTTGGAATAGCAAATTCAAGGTTCTTAAAAAAGAAATATGCAGAAATGCTACCAAATGTAGAATTTAACTATTCTCATTCCTGCAAAAATTGTGGAAACACAATGGAAGGAGGGGTTCCCATTGGAGGCAACTTTTTTTGGCCAGACGTATGATTTCATAAAGTTAAGACCAGAAGACGTTAATGCCTCTTATGATCAATTATTTCTTATGAATTACTATATGGGCTGGAATTTTTTTGATGCTTATTCATTACCATTAAAATTAAGAAAATGGATATTAAACCAATGGATTGAGAGAAAAAAAATGGATAGTGAAGTAGTTAATGATTGAGGATTAATTAATGGCTGATAATATTATTGATATAGTTGCTGATGCAGCAGGATCATTAGCAAAACTAAATCCGGCAACAGCAATAGCTAAAGAAGGAATAGATTCTTTAACTGGAGGTGTTAAAGAGCTAATTGAAGACATAACAAATGGTATTAAAGCATACGAAAGTTATAGAATCGAACTGACTAAAGCCACAGGAGCTAATGCTAAATTTGTA